TCACGATCACCAAGCACTTCACGCCCAACAGCCGCGAGGAGTTTGTGAAGCTCGACGGCGAATACTACGGCATCCTGTCGCTGGTCGCTGCTCGAGGCGGCAGCATCTGGGGCACGGACGGCTCGGGCGTCGGCGGCTACTCGGCCATGCTGCACGGCTGCTTCACGATGAACATCAGCGGAGTGAGTCAAGCGTTCATCGCCGCTCTCTGACACGACCTCGCCCGCCGGCAACTGGGCCGGCGGGCACGACACCACGAGACCAAAAGGAACGAACGATGAGCAAGAACACTGAACGGTATCGCGGGTTTGACATTGTGAAGCTGCCTCGCAGCGTGACGCACATTGACGGCCGCCCGTTTGTCGTGCAGACCTGGGACGGACGAAAACTGTCAAAGCACTCGTGCCTCAAGGACGCGAAGGCGGAGATCGACCGCATCATGCAGGGCAGCAATCGCACCGATGCCAGCCAATACGGCTGCCCGATCTAACCGCACAAGGGTGGGGCCACCCGGCCTGCCGACAGCCGCGAAACGGGTGGCACTCACACACACGGAAAGGATTCCGCCATGCTACGCGACACACTCAAAGCCGCTCTCGCCATCGCCTGCATGACCATCGGTGCCGAGTTGCTGGTCGAGACGCGATTCGAGATCGCCGCCATCGACATCGCACACCGCCAGGCTCTCGCGCCGCAGATCGTGGCCCAGCAGATGCCGCAGCAGATGGAGCCGCCTGGTCGGCTTCGCCAGTTCGGTCGGTCGGCAATCAATCTTGCCGACGCAGCCCTAAGCATTCTCCGTTGACAGTAGTTTCGATATTGCTACCTTACGTTTCGCCATGGCAACCACACCTCGGCACTTTTTGTCGCACTAGTGAACACGGTTTTTAGTCCCCGCATTTTGTTTGCTCGACTGTTGACACGGGTGGACGTACGTATACGCTGCCCCCACCACGAAAGGACGCCCCCCCTATGCACACGAATGACGCCCACAGCCGTGAATACGCCGCCGCAATCGCTGGTATGGCCGAGACCTACGGAACTCCACAGACGCCCGCCGTCGGAGATTTCGTCAGCGGCATGACCGCCGGCCGACGCTGGAGCGGACACGTCGAATGGATCGACGGCGACCGCCTGACCATCGACGTCGGCGGCGGCTGGCTCGCCGTGCCGGTCAAGGACATCACGCACTGACACAAGGAACGCTGGCCAGCGGAGCTAGTCGGCGGAAAGGAGTGGGGCGGAGCCCCAGCAGCAGGGACGCATCAAACACCCGCCGAGCAGGACGCAGAGCGGGCATTTTCACACGAAAGGACACGGCAGATGAGCACGGAAATCAGCACAACACGGGCCAGCACAGGTCTGGCGCTTCAATCGTTCGACGACGCCTTCCGCTTCGCCAAGATGGTGAGCGGCAGTGATTTCGCCCCGAAGGATTTCAAGGGCAAGCCTGAATCTTGCATGCTGGCAATCCAGCACGGCAGCGAAGTCGGGCTTTCGCCAATGCAGTCTCTCCAGAGCATCGCCGTCATCAACGGCAGGCCGACGATCTGGGGCGACGCCGCTCTTGCCCTGGTGCAGTCGTCGCCCGTCTGCGAGTACGTCAAGGAATACACCGAGGGCCAGGGCGACAGCCTGACCGCTGTGTGCGAAGCCAAGCGACGAGGCTACCCGGCACCGACAGTCAGCCGGTTCTCGATGCAGGACGCCAAGCGAGCCGGGCTGGCTGGCAAGTCTGGCCCGTGGAGCCAGTATCCCGAAAGGATGTTGGCCCTGCGCGCCCGTGGCTTCGCCCTTCGCAATGCGTTTGCTGACGCTCTACGAGGCTTGATCACGGCGGAAGAGGCACAGGACTACCCGCAGCCGGTCGTGGCAGAGACGCCACGCCAGCCCGTCGAGGTGCGGCCCAAGTTCGACGACGAGCCGCGCCCGTCACGAGTGGTGCTGTCCCCGAAGGTCGCGCAGGAGCCGCAGCGGACTCGAGCGGAGAACGGCCGCCTGGCGATCAGCGCCGCCAAGGACGTCGCTGCCTGCGAAGCGTTGCGAACGAAGCTGGACACGTACCACGACGCCGGCGAGATCAGCGACGACGAATTCACGGAACTCACGAAGTTGCTGATGGGCAAGGTCGAGATCCTCGTCGGACGAGAGGAGGTGACGGCATGACCAAGCTCTACAGCGCCTACGTCGGCAGCATCGATCTCCACCACTGGGTGCAGGACGGCGAGCCGCTCACTGTCAACGGCACGCCGATGGTCCGCTTGTCTGGCGACACCATCGTTCCAGCGACTCGCTGGCGTGCCACCAAGGCTGAAGCGTTGCTCGACGCCGCAAATCAGATCGAGGCTATGCGTGCACGGTTGCTTGCGGAGTCAATCAAGCTGCGAGAGCAGGCACGGGAGGCGACCAATGGCTAGGTACGCCGCTCGCCCGCTCGACGAACCGCTGACGATCAGTGCTGACTCAATTGCTGAGTTTCTCGACCGCTACAGGAAGCACGACATGGCGGATTTTGTGCGGCACCTCGGGCGTCGAGTGCAGCAGGACAACAAACGCTGGATGGATGCGGTGGCACGCATCAACGAGCTGGAGGCGAAGTACGAACCGCGCGTGCGGGAGAAGGCCCACGACCCTCAGCCGAAACCAGAGTCGAGCGACTGACACAGACCGGCACGCCATTGCCGCAGGTGCTTTTCCATTGGGGCACCATTGGTCGCCCAGCGGATGGGTGGCGAGTAACTGCCGCAGCTGCGGCTTGACTCCAACAGGTGACGCAGCCGGATGCCGCACGACACGCGGCCAATACAAGGACGACAGGAGCGATCACGGATGAGACCGCACTACATCACGCCGCCCATTGAAGACACGCTGCCGCTGTTCCGCCGCACCGATCCGGTGACGAGCAAGGCAGCAGCCGCAAGCGTCAAGACGTTCCAGGGCGAGCACCACGCGGCGATCCTCGAGGCGCTGTCGCACGGGCCGGCGGGTGCGTCAGGCATTGCGGCTCGATGCGGACTGAACGGGCACCAGGTCAACAAGCGACTCGGCGAGCTTGCACGGGCTGGCAGGATCGTGGAGACGGGACGAGTGGTGACGAGTAGCAGTGGTAGGGGCGAGAGGGAATGGAGGTGCGTGTGATTCACGGGCATGACGGCGATGACACGTTCGGGCCAGATTCGTGGTGGGCGTACTGGCACGACAACCCAGAAGACGACGAGGCATACAAAGACCTCGGTAACCAGACGGCCAGCGATCAACAGATGCACGAATGCCTAGACGAGCAGCTTTACGGAAGCTGCTGGGCGAACAGGGTCAGATACTTTTTTGAAAGGAAGAAGAACCGTGGCTAGCAGGATTGACATTGAAGCACTGCGAGAGCGTGCTTACAGGATGGCTCAAAGCGGCATGCAGTCCGCAAGGTCGCTGGCTGATGCGATTGAGCAACTGCACGACTATGAGGGGAAAGGCAACTGGAGAACGCAAGCGAGGCCAGACGGCACCAAGTTCAAGACGTTCCGCGAGTACGCGGCCTACCGCAACCCGCCTGGCCTCGGGTTCAACGCCGACGACGGTGCTGCCGACGTGGACGCGATTGTTTCGCGGCTGATTCAGTTCGACCGAAACAGGCCGGCGATCAAGCACTTGGGTGGAAGCGTTCGCGGGACAAAGCACGGAAACAAGAACGCTGCCAAAGAGAAAACGAATGTAGGCGCCGACATTCGTTCTGGATCAAAGGCTAAGCACACAAGCGTGGCCGGCCTGGCCGACCGCCTCCAGCGCGACTTCCCGAAGGTGTGGGCGGAATATCTAGCCGGCGATCACCGCACAGTGAACGCTGCGGCCCGCGCCGCTGGCATCGTGCCAGACAGGCACGACCCAGTAAACGAGGCTCGGCAGGCATGGAATCGCATGACGAAGGCCCAGAGGAAGACGTTTCGAGAGATGGTGAAGGTGGCTGGCACCGGCAAGATCGAGAAAGGATTGGTGACGGCATGAAGGAGTCAAAACGTCAGCTGTCGGATTCGGAAATGATTGAGCTTGTTCATCGCCAAGACGGACTGTGCCACGACTGTGGATGCGAGATTGCCAGGGTAAACGGACGCCCGTTTGAGGGGCACCACGTTGAAGAGCACGCAAAAGGCGGTCAGACAGACATGACGAATGAGGTGGCAGTGTGCGTCGATTGCCACGCGATTCGGCACGATAAGCAGCTGTGGCCGCAGATCAGGGAGTTCAGAGACAGGTGCGACCCGCGTTACAAGTGGCAGGTGCGAGGGCTGTTTACTGTCGCAAGAAAGATACGCGACGGCGCTAAAGTGGTGTTTGCTGAAGTTGTCATGGCGGCTGGCAAGACGCTTTTTTCGATTGTCATTGCGTCACTGTGCCAGCGAAAGAGGAACACGGACACGACGATCATTGTCGTTCCGAAGAATGCGATCGGCGATGGGTACGCTGAAGAAATTCGTGCCTTTGATCCAGGCGCTTCAATTTCACGGCAGCTGCTTCCACGGGCAGGCCAGATTTACGATCCGCCCGCAGATCGGTGGATCATCGTTACGTATGCAGCCCTGACGGGCAAAAACGCCCGCAACATCGTTAGGGCTATTCAAGAGTGGAAAAAGCAGGGCTGGTCGTGCGCATTCGTCTTCGATGAAATCCATCACACGTCCGTCATGCAGACGTGGGGCGATGTTGCTGCGCTGGAGACAGAGGCGGACCTAGCGGTGGTTCTTAGCGGAACGCCTTTCCGCGAGGATGACCACAAAATCGCGATCGTTCCTTACGGCATCATGGGAATGCCTGTGGCGGACGTGGCGTACACCATGCGGGAGGGCATTCGCGACAGAATTTGCCGCCCAGTGTCATTCCAATTCGTTGACGCCCTACCTGGCAACCCAATTCGCTACTACGAGCGACGCGACGGAAAGGTGGAAGAGCGATTTGCTGACAGCCTAGAGCGTGTGCCAAGAGACCTCCAATCAAGCGTGGCTCGACACCTGCTGATGCCAGACAAGGAGCTGTGGTCCCAGATTTATCTTCATGGCGTCGAACATCTCCGGTCTATCCGAGAAAACCAGCGAACCGGGATGGCGAAGGGGCTGATCGTCTGCGAGGCAGGAAAAGACAAGGACTGCAATCACGTTCAGCTTGTCGAACGAACCGCCAGCGCTTGGATGCGAAACGGCGGCGCGTCACAAAAGCCGATAGTTGTCACTTGCGACAAGCCTGATGCAGGGGAACTGATCCGGCACTTCAAAGGCGATCCCATGTCTCAGTGGATCGCTGCCATCAACATGATCGCCGAAGGCGTCAACATTCCTTGGCTGATGGTGCTGTGCCTTTTTCGCTGCATTCAATCTGAGTCGCTGATGCGCCAGATCGCAGGCCGGGTTATGCGGACAACAGTAGGCGGCAGCGATGACGAATGGGGTCGGATTGTTTTGCCGAGAACATCGGCTCACGTCGAGTATGCCGAATCACTTGAGGACGCAGTTCGTCGAGGTGTTCTAGACCGTCCAGCAGACAAACGCGAGTCGAATCAGGCTCAGCAAGAAGATCCATCACCACGAGTTATTGCCGCATTCGTAGACGATGCAGGCCTACTAGGCGGTGCGTCTGAGGGATGCCAAGTGCCGCAGCAATGGATTGAGTGGGGAAGGAAAGTTCTCACACAGCGACGACGGCCAGGCGACGAAGTCAGGCTAGGACTTTATCTGGGCACTGCCAAGGAAATGAACGTTTACGGAGCAAGCGAAGTGCTTCGTTCTAACGCTAGCCGCGAGCAGATGGTGTTGAACCTTGAATCCGAGGTTCGCTCATTTGCAAAGCACATGAGACTTCCGGTTGAGGACGCTGAAATCATAGTAAGGCAGAAACTTGGCATTTCAAGAATGTCTGAGTTGGACTCATTCACGTCGGACGACTTGCTGAAGGCCCGCTCTGCAGTCAGGGAAATGACAATTGAAGTATTACGAACATCCGTGTCCGTCTAAGGGATCACGTCAATGCCCACTGACCTCACCACCCCGCGCAACGTCTTTGACGACTTCGCAGCAATCATCGCTGACGCCGACTTGGCCGACCTTCGACCGCTGCCGGATGACTTGAAGAGTAAGCGTGGGCGATCCGGCCCGACGTCGATTCAAGGAATGATTCTCGATGCGATGGAAGACGACCGGCTGGACGCATTGCACGCCGGGCGGCTGCTCGTCATGTGCAACCAGCGGCTGCACGGGAAGTTTGCCGGTCTGTGCAAGGTGACGCCCGAAGGCGATTTGATGGCGATCGGTGCGATTTCGCAAGGAGGCGACTGAAATGGCTGGCGAGTGGGTGAAAATGCGTTCTGCCCTGCTGGCGAACCCGAAGGTTCACGCCATAGCCAAGGCTATCGGCATGGACAGTCGGGCCGGATCTGCCCTGACTACAGGCTTCTCTGGGTGCCCAGACCAAGTGCTTGCGCGTTGCGCGTTACGTTACGTTACCGTAACGGCGTTACTGTGCGTGTGGAGCAGCGCAAACGAGCACGCAACGGGTGGAATCCTGTCCTGTTGCGACCTCGAAGACATCGACGAGATTGCCGGTGTGCCGGGTTTTGGTCAAGCAATGGCATCTGTTGGCTGGGCCATCCCAGACGAGGCTACGAAGTGCGTTTCGCTCCCTAATTTCAGCGACCACAACACGCCAGCTAAGGACAGAACTGCCGCCGATCGGCAGCGTCGATACCGCCAAAACCGTAACGGTCGCGTTGCGCGTGACGTAACGCGTGACGTTGCGCGTGACAGTAACGACAGAGAAGAGAAGAGAAGAGAAGAGAAGAAAGAAATACAACCGGCTGCGCCGGTAGCTACGAGCGATCCGCCGAAGCGGCGGAAACGCTCGCAGCCCGCAGACGCCGTCTCGTGGTCTGCTGACGCAGGGTGGCAGGGGATCACGGACGCAGACCGGCAGGAATGGCGTCAGGCGTACCCAGCGTGCGATCTAACGGCAGAACTCGCCAAAGCCGCCTCGTGGCTCAAAGCCAACCCCACCAAGGCTCACAAGAGCAACTGGCGGCGTTTCCTCGTGTCGTGGCTGACACGGTCGCAGGACAAGGGCGGCACAAACCGTACGCCTGGCGTTCGGCCAGACGAGCGAGCGCCTCCGCAGCCGCAGGCAAACCGCCGGTTTTTCCGCTCGGACTCGCAGCGAAGCATGACAGACGCCGAGCACGCAGCTTGGCGTCGTGACCAGAGGCAAGGCGGCATGGTCGCCGCGCTTGCAGGCTCGATCAAACTCACGGAAGAGGTGAACGAATGACAACGACGATTGACGAACCCGCATTGACGCCTCGCCAGCAAGAGGTGCTGTCGTGGATTTCTGGCTACATCGACACGCACGGATTCTCGCCAACGGTGCGAGAGATCGCCGCCGGTTTCGGCTGGACCGTGAACGGGGCGATGTGCCACTTGCGGCCCATGCGGAAAAAGGGAGCCGTGTCGTGGGTTGACGGCCACTCACGCACGATTCGTGTGATCGGCGGTGACGCATGAGCTACATCCACCTGCCGCCACCGTCCGACGTCGTTCAGTCGCTCATGGATCGTGCGTGGGACGACGACATCAGCGACGACGACCGGATTCTGCTGGAGACGGCAGCGAAGACGCTGGAAGTCACGCTGGACAGGTGCATCAGGCTGGCCAGCGTCATCGAGAAATCGGAGGTGGGGCTGTGAGCGCTGAAGACGTGGCACTTATTGCTATCGGGATGATTCTCAACGCCGGCGTGTTTGCCGGCGGGATCTTGGTTGGTATCTCACTCACGCGAAAGGATGTGCGTTATGACGACAGCAACAAAGGAACGAAAGAAGACACGGGCTGGTGGCATCAGCCTGTCAGCACCGGAACTCAAGGCGGCGCTCAACGCCGTAGGCCAGGCGGTGCCGACCAGGTCGCCACGACCCATCTACCAGAGCGTGCTCCTTTCGGGCGGGGTGCTTTCTGGGAGTGACGGCGACATCAGGATCGACGTGACGTTGGAAACCGCCCCCCCCGGCATCAATTTCCTGCTGCCGAAGGATCGTTTTTCTGCCATCCTCGGCTCGTTCACTGGCGACGAAATCACGATCACGCCTGACGAGTCGTCGTGCGTCATCAAGGCGGGACGTGGCGAGTGGACGCTACCGACGGAAGACGCTGGCGAATACCCAGCGTGGAGCGTTGACGGTGCGAAGCCCGTCACGAGGCTCCCTGTGGATCAGTTCTGCCGTGCCGTCAAAGGCGTGGTTTTCGCTGTCGATGACGAGTCGAGCCGCTACGCACTCGGTGCCGTGCTCGTGGAGGTGAAAGGCGAGGTTGTAACGTTTGTTGCAACGGACGGTCGCCGTCTCTCGTGCGTGACGTGTGAGCACGACCTGGCGGTCGATGACAGACGGGAGCCGGAGCACAAGGGCGAAAAGGTTGAGCCTGCCTTGCTCGTCCCTGCTCGTGCCATGGCGATCATCGCACGGCTTGCAGCTGCTGCCGGTGATGAAAGTGTTCAGCTCGAGACGACGGGCAAGGAAATTGTCGCCACGGTTGGCAACGCTACCGTCACGGCTCGCCTGCTTGACGGTCGCTATCCTCCGTGGCGTGACACGCTGCCGGATCGTGACGCCAAGGCCACGACCGTGAGCCGTGCGGATCTGCTCGCTGCGACACGGGCCGCAGCGATCGTAACCAGCGAGGAATCCAAGGGTGTGCAATTCACCTTCAGCAACGATGGAATCTGGCTGCACGGGCAGAGCAGCGAGAAGGGCGAATCGAGCGTCACCTGCGACGTCGTGGAAGCCGGCGACAAGGCAACCGTGAAGCTCGATCCTTTGTTCGTCCAGCAGTGGCTGGGCGGCATCGACAGTGAGGCCGAGCCGGAAGTCGAAGTCGAAGCCGTGGACGCACAGTCGGCGGTGATCCTGCGGTGCGGCGACAACACGGGCGTGATCATGCCGTTGGCGGCGGACTGACTATGCCGCGCAAGCAATGGACATACGACTTGGCAGTGCTCCAGCGGCTCTGGGCGGCCGGCAAGACTCATATTGAGATTGCCGCCGCCTTGGGCTGCGCGGAGAAACAGGTGGAACAGCTGCGACGACGTCATGCGTTGCCAAGACGGCCGCGAAAGCAAGCGCCGCCGGTAACTGTTGATCCGACGCCAGAGCAGATCGCAACCGGTGCCAAAGAGTTGCGGCAGCGGCATATGGAGCAGATGCAACGAGAGACGCCAGACGCATCGAGGGCCAGGGCGAACAGAAACGCACAGGTAAGCGACGCCATTCGCCGGTATTCGTGGGACGGGTTTCGTTTCTCTGGCATTTGACACGCCGTCTACCGTGAGTCGCAGTGCCGCACGGAGCGGCTGTTTCTCACGGACGAAAGGACGGACGATATGCGAAGGATTTGCATGGTGATGGCTCTTGCGTTCTGCGGTGTCGTGGCCCACGCGGATAACGTGGTGATCAACGCCAGGCGTGTGAACATCACATCGGCACAACAGGACGCTGAGACGATGGCACGCACTGGCATCCTGCGTCACTGCGGCACCGCTGGTGGCAGGCGAGAAGGCATCGGCTTCTCGTCTGCTTCGCCAGACGCTGCGCTGCGTAACTGCTGCTATTACGGGCGCTATCGCATCGTAGAAAAGGCAGTAGCACGCGGCTCGCGTGGCTGGTTCGCGGTGATTCGGTACGAATGAAACCAGAGTGGCTCACAGTCGAGTTCCTCGGCGGCCCACTGGACGGCGCTTTACGCCCCGTCCAAGTGGGCACCGCCGTTTACTACCTTGCCAATGGTGCGGTGATCCATGCGTATGCGTTGGACGAGATTCACGAAGGGCATTGTGTGCGTCAGGTGATGCGGCACTACGAGATTATCCATTCGTCGTGGTTTGCTTGACGCTGCTGCGATGATCGGTGCATGAAGCCGATCACGTTCAGCGTTGCGGGCGATCCAGTGCCACAGCCACGAGTGCGAGTGAGCACACGCGGCGGCTTCGCCAGAGCATACGTGCCGTCGAAGCATCCCGTGCATGCGTACCGGGAAGCCGTGCTGCGTGAGGCTATAGCGTGCGGTCTGACGCCACTCAGCGAGCCTATCGAAGTGATTGTCGATGCGGTGTTCGTGCGTCCTAAATCTCACACGACGAAGCGTGGCGTGAAGGCGACGGCGCCAGTGCTGCCACGAGCAGACGTAGACAACGTGGCAAAGGCAGTGCTCGATGCGTTGAAAGAGTTGTTTGATGACACGCACGTCAGGCGATTGATCGTGGAAAAGTCGTGGGGCGATGAGGCGAGGACAACGGTGCGAGTGCAGTGAAAGTGCCGCAAAATGCGGCACAGACTGCCACCGTGGCAGTGTTGCAAAATGCAAAGGTACTTCGGCAGGGGTGGACACTAGGCA